ATTATATCCATACCAGCATTGACATCTTTAATATCTTGCTCAATACTTGGTAAAATATACTCTAATGGTGGTCTTTTTTTCTTTGCCCATTTCCAATGTGATTCTCCAGAAAATTCTCCAACATCACCTAAATCACAGTACGCATCTGGTTTAACTAACTGTATAGCTTTGCAGACTACATTAATTGCTGCATAATCTGCAAGGGGAAAATGTTTATCTGGCGTTAGGAGTAGCCTATTAACCATTATCCATTATATGTAGTAACCTTCAGCAAGGGATAGAACAATATCACTTAACTCTTTTGCTCTGTTAGGTGAATCTGACCTTGCCCACTTACTATCAAGCATTTCATTAGCAGCATCAGCCCACTTTTCATTTTTCATTGCTCTTATCATCTTCTTGAACTTGCTGACCCCATTGACACCCATCTGAAAGCACATATTCAAAACTACCTCTTGTATTAGAACAGGCATATCATCAATCCAATCAAATGTATCCCTCATTTGCTTTTCTTTATATGATAATATCCTAACAAGCATTTCATGAGCAATATCCTCCTCCAAGTATAAATCACTCATCTTAAAGCCATAGCCTATAGTATCATGCCCTGTAGGACATTTATATGGTCTGGATTTAAATCCTTCATGCTTCTTAACAGTTTCAATTATGTTTTTAGCTATCTGATTATTCATTGACATTATAAGTATTTGACACCAATTTTAAATGTCAAGTCACCTACTGCAAATGTTTCAGCACCTGCTGCAAGAATAGCACAAATATACATACTTGTACTGCCATTGCCACTTACTATACAACCAATGCCATCATTAGCTGGGTCAGTTATACAGGCAACACCACAAGTATCTGTAAAATTAGCACCACCAAGAAAGTCTGCTGCAACTACAGGTATTATGCATTGAACATCATCAACAACAGCATCAGCACCATCAGCAGTTGCATTTATTGCCCCTAATGTTGTTGGATTTGTTGTTAAATAAACATACATAGCAGGAGCATCTACACTTCTATCAATTACTGTTAAACTTTTAATTTCTGCTACAGAATTAGCATCAGGAAAAAAGTTTTCAATTTCAGTAGATACAAACAAGCAATCACCAACAGCATACTCTGCTGTATTTAATGTTGGAGTAATTTCCAATAAATTCATTGTAGTTTTATTTGCCATTAATCTTGCTCTACTTTCCAACCTTTATCTTCATAGCCTTTAATTAGACTTTCAGATAAATTGTTTCTTTCTATTATATTGCCATTAGATTTTGTAATTTTATATAATATTGATGAAGATTTTTTTGGTGCTTTTTTAGCAACCTTTTTTGGTGCTTCTTCAACTTTTTTTACTTCTTTTTTTTCAGCCATTAGTTTTTCTCCATATATGGTTTTTTTAATGTTCCTTCTCCAAATCCTGCAAAAGAGCCTATATTGCTAATTCCCTTGCCTTTTTTACCCTTATCAATTCTATTCCCAACCTCCTGCATATAATCCAGATAGTTCATCTTACTGCCCTTATAATATGCCTGTTGCCCTTTTTCTGAATCTTCTGTTAAGCATAAATCTTTATTTGGGTCTAACTCTACACCAAATTCTTTATTATTTAAATTCCCAATATCTTTTTTATTATTCATAATCCCTCACTTGGTTTAGGGGGGAATAAATCCCCCCACTAACCAATTATACTATTAAGAACCTACTATGATATTTCTGTGAATATCTCTACACCATGTAAATCAACTGTTTCAGCAATTTCCCAATATCCATTAGCCACAATGTCAGTACCTGCTTCAGCAGCCTGTCTTTGTGTTTCTAATTGAATAAAGTTACCACCACCAAAATCAATATAACCACAACCAAGTGCAGATTTAGCATAGATTGCACCTTTCTTTTCAGTTGAATCTGAACCATCTGCAACTTGTGGAGATGTGTAGAAATCAATACCTGCAAGTGATGTTACAAAACCTGCACCCATGAATTGTTCAGAAGCACTTGAGCCACCTGCAAACGCACCATTAGAACCATTTACTGCTGCAACTTGTCCTAATTCATTTGATAGACCAAATGACCCATACATTTGTTGAGGATGTAATACTGCTGAATATGGTCTTGGAGCATCATTTGTTTCCAATGAAGCTACTGCATCCATAATATCCAACCATCTTAAACCTTCTGTACTTGCACCTTTAGAAGTTGCAAAAGCATCAAATAATGCACATACATGATTATCAAACTCTGCTGCTACTGCATTACCAAGTATCTTACCTGCATTTACCATTAAAGCATCAGAATTACCATGTGCTGCCAAGTCTGTAACCTGTGCATATACATTGTTTCTTAATACTTCTAATGTTACTGCTGCTGAAGTTATACTTGCTGCACTACCTGTTGTTTCTTCTGCTCCTGAAGCACTATTTGTTACTGCTGAAGCAGCCATTTTAGAATAAACAGGGATTTGTACAGTATTACTACCTGCTAATGCTGGAACCATTGTAATAGTTCTTGGAGTTACTGCTGCCTTATTGAATTGTACTATTGCTGCTGCAACTGTTTTTCCTAAACCACCTGCTGCAACACCTACATCTGTTACTGCCATTTTATGACCTCTTTAATTTTACTTACCATCAACTACACTTTTGTGCCTTCAGGTAAAGTTGTTTTATTTAATAAATCCTATGGTAGATTCTGAAAGATGTTTTTCACACCCTACTGGGTCTTTAGAAGCCCATTCTTCATAGGAACTATAGCCACCAAATTCACCTGCATTTGGATTTACTCCTTGCCTTTGTGAATTGGTTTTTCCTGCATTAGGATTTACTGACTGCACTTCAGTATCTACAAACTTTTGTAGTTTTGTTAAGTCCATACCCTCACCAAATTGCCTTTTATCTTCAGGTAATTTTTCCATAAGGGAAGTTCTTGTTTCCTCTTGATAATTATTCCATTGAGTAGATACTTCTGTTAGCTTGGCAATCTCTGCATCTTTTTCAGCTAATAGTGTCTTATATTCCTCATTTTGCACCATTTTAGCTTCTCTGGCTTTAGCCTGTTCTGCTTCATAGTCTTTCAGTTTAGACATAGCTGTTTCTGCTTGTGATTTCCAATCATTCTTCTGTGTGTTTACCTCTTGGAATCTATCATAAGGTACATCATTATTTTTACTACCTTCTGTGGTAGGATTATTTACAGCATTATCATTGCTTTGTGCAGTAGTTTCTTCTGACATATTTACCTCTTTTGTGAGTTAGTTAATAGGATAAATATCTGTGATGTACATCATAAAAAACTACATAATTAAACTTATGTAATATTAATATCAATGTTCCCACCTTTGATTTTACCTAACTTGTTTTCAACATATTTATCAGCTTGTTTATTGATAAATTTTTCTACAGATTTAGGAATAGGCTGTTTTTCTGATGCTATTACCCTTCCTAATTCTGCTAATCTTTTTACTTTAGCCCCTTCAGTTTTGAACCCAAAAGAAAACCCATTTGGTAGAAACTTCTGAAAGCCATAATCTCTTAATAAATCTCCTGTAAGTACAGGTGCTTTGCTATTTGCAAATTTTAATGACTGTCTTTTTATATTGCCTGTTGATTTTTTATAACTTGTTTTGTATGCCTTAAATGATTTTCCAAATACATCTTTAGCACCTTTTCCACCTCCTGCTGGGTCAAATGTATGCTTTCTGTATTTCATAACTACATCAGCACTAATCTTTCTAAAAAATTTACTATCTAACATTATCTTTCAAACTTTTCTGGCTCATAGCCTTGGTCTTTTGGTGATGATGACACTTCATCCCAACCATGTCTGCAATTCCATATCTCATTATTCATATCACCAAATCTTGCTATTATTTCTTCCCTTGTGCCTTCACCAAACTGTATTTTTTCTTCACATTCAGGTCTTGTTCTGTCATCATAAGCCCCTATGTAAACATACTTTGTATTAGCAGGTGCTTTTTCTGCCATTGCATTGGTTACAGAATTACTATATTGACTAAATCCTGTTCTTATTTCTTTTTGTGCATTTACAGCAGAATGACCTAATTCTTCTAATTTTTCTTTTGATTCTTTTAATATTTGGTTGGGGAATTTGCCTGTTGATATACCATCAACTATTATGCTTCTCATATCATTGCCTACTACATCAGTAAATCTTGATGAAAGTTTCATTTCAACACTTGTAAGTAATCCTTTTAGTGCAGATTCAGTAAGTGGTGCTGTAGTTGTAAATGTATTTTCTAAAATACCAACTGCACCTGCTGACATAATACTATTTGTTGCTTTTGCTTGTTTCAACTTTAATGCTTGACCTATATTTAAGTCTGCTAATATTTCTATAGCTTCTTCTGCTGTTTTACCCTCAACAAGTTTTAACAAACCTGCAAACACCTCATCATAAGATTGCCCTATTTTCTTTGCAAGTTGTTCTGCTTTGGAATCTAAATCATCAAATATATCAGCCATTACTTCTTTTTCTTGCCCCAACTAAAAGGATTTAGGTTTAATTCACTTTCATACCATTGCATTTGTGCTTCAAGTTCTCTGATATGTTCTGCTTCTCTTTTGGCTCTTTCTTCTTCATACATAACAACCTTTTCAAGTGCTATATCCATGTTACGCTCTAATTCTTGCAA